AAAACCCTTAAAGTTGGAGCTAAAGTAAGCATAACTTATAACTTTTCCATAGAAACCTATACATCAAATACTGAGGTTTGGATGAGGACACTTTTAAAAGAAGAAAAGATATCTCCAATTGGATATGTTGGATTACTTAAATATCAATATTCTTATGATATATCCTATACTCAAGAAATTTTTATTAATAACCAGGGCATTAAAAATTACGGAGGACAACCACAAATTAGAACAGATAATGAAGGCTCCTTTATTTTAAAAAGCATATATATATCTGTATCATAGTGGTATAATGTTATAGGAGGAATAATGGCATTTCCAGGTTCATATAATTTTAATTACTATCGTGGCGATAGGTACGAGTTTGTAATCCGTCCAAAAAATTCAAATGGTGATGCATTTGATTTAACGGGATATAGTGCATCATTTTTTATTGCTAATGCAAGAGGTGAAAATCAAACGCAGTATGAAATGCAAGCAGTTGTTGATGGATCTACAGACACAGTTACTTGCACAATTTTACCAGGTGCAGGGGAAGGTCTTGTCGCTGGAACATATGTATATGACGTTCAAATAGATTCTGGTGCAACCTTAGTTTATACACTTTTAACTGGCACAGTGACAGTAACAAATGATATTAGTGGAGCAGATGATTCATAATGGTAGACGTATTACTTAATACTGATGATGTTGTTGTTATAGGCCCACCAGAATCTATTGATCTTTTAGTAGACATTGGTCCGCAAGGAGTTCGTGGCAGCAAATTTATTGTTGGCTCTGGTGAGCCAAATGCTTTAACAGCAAACAATGTTTTACTAGGAACAACGTTAATACTAAATGATATGTATATTAATACTGCACCAGGAGCAAACTATGGGTATATGTATCAATATATTTCTCAACCAGGTGGAAACACTTGGATTCAAGTTTTAAAAATAAATCCAGCAATTTACTCTTCAACAGATACCGTTGTTTTTACATCTGGATCTGGATCAATTACTATTCCAGTATCAAATATTGTGACAGTTAGTGGTTCACCACTTACAGCTTCAAACTTTAATGTTCAATTTCAAATTGAAGGGGCAAACCCAATTGCCTCATCAATGGAAATTCCTGCTTTAGCAGGGAATGGATCAAACCTAGTTATCAACTTTGATGCAGTTCAATATAGTGGTGGCAGTTGGTCAGCACTTACTGGAAGCAAAAACGTTCATATTTTTATATCTATAGTTTAATATAAAAAATGGTATAATTTTTAAAGAGGTGAAAAATGGCTGTAGAAAACATAGGAAGTTTAGTACCAACTAAAATTCCAGCATTAATTGATGATGCTAATATTCAAGATGCTTTAAAGGCATACCACTACGGTTCCTATGATTTTGATACCGCAGAAACAGACCCAGCAGAACTTTTAAATCCATCAATTGCTTATACAATTAATAGTTTACAGAGTCAAATTACTACAAAGGCTGCCCTAGAGGTTTCAGCAAGAAATATATCTTCAGCACAAAATTCTGCACCCGTTGCAGCAAACTTTACAGCATTTTCTGAAACAATTCCAAACGGATATATTTGGGTAGACAAAGATGCAGCAGCCCCAGTAGGATATCTATCAGCAACATCTATTTACACAGCAACACAGCCATCAACTGGATTAGCTAATGGAGTTATTTGGATTAAAAAAGGATCAAGCCCATTAGAGATGTATGTTTATAATGGTGACACTAGCACTTTTGATCAGGTGGTTTAATGCCAACATCATTTAATTACGACGGTAAACCAGGTTACATATATAACGCAGCAGACGATACTTGGTATGAATTATCTGGTAAAACAGATACATCTGGAACATTTGAGTGGGCTGGGCTACAAAGCTATTTATCTGCTGTAACAATGCTTGAATCTTTGGTTGCAAAAAAGGGTATAAACAACTATCTCAATCCTACAGCAAGAGATGCATCAATAACTTCTCCAGTGGCTGGGTCAATATGTTTAATAAGGCAAGATGGCAGTGGTAATACAGTTTATCAACTTCAATACTATAATGGATCTTCTTGGATTGGTTTTATACCTTCTCAAATTAATAATGAAGGAAAATACTTGCAAACAAATGGTACAATAACATCATGGGTAGATTTAGATGACCCAATACCAACATCTTTCATGCTGGGTGGAATGTGATTAGGGGATATAATGGCAAGCGTATATAAGGTATTAGGACAGGCAAATCCGTCTGCAGCCACTGAGTCTATTCTTTACACAACTCCATCTAGCACACAGACTGTAGCATCAAGTATTACAATTTGTAATCAAGCAGCAACATCTGCAACATTTAGAGTTGCTGTAAGGCCATCAGAGGACGCTACAACTACCAGCAAACATTATTTGGTTTATGGAACAACAGTTGCAGCAAATGACACTATTGTATTAACAATTGGAGTAACTCTTGCTGCTTCAGATAAAATTCTAGTTTATCCTTCAACTGGAAATATATCTTTTGCAGCATACGGATCTGAAATTTCTTAAGATGACAGTTTCAAAAGCATCATTAAGTAAACTACAATATACTACACCAATCAATGATCTTCCAGATAGTGCAGTGCCAACTGCAACAGATGTTGGAACATCTCGTCCATTTAATAATGGATCTGCAACTATTACATTGGTAGCTGCCACAACAGGTGGTCCAGTAACAGACTATACAGTAACATCAACTCCAGGATCTTTTACAGCTACTGGTTCTTCACCATTAACAGTTACAGGATTACAATCTGGCACAGCTTATACATTTACATCAAAAGGAAATAGTGCACTAGGAAGTTCTTATTTGCCAAGTATAGCTTCAAATTCAATTACAGCAACTACTGTTCCAGGAACTCCAACAATTGGTGTGGCAACTAAAGTAAGCAATACAGTAGTAAGTCTAACATTTACACCACCAGCAACTGGCGGTAAGGCAATTAGTGGATACACTATAACCTCATCTCCATCTATTTCAATAACTACCAGTGCTGGAACAACAAGTCCTTTAACTGCTACTGGGTCATTTTCTGGAGGACAATCTTATACTTTTACTATTGCTGCAATTAATGCTAATGGTACTGGAGTTGCAAGTTCTGCAAGCTCTGGAATTATTGTTTCAGAAACCTCTGTTCCAGCTAAACCTGCTGCTCCAACTGTAGTAACCTCAGCACTTAAAGACACCGTATCTTGGATTGCCCCAGCAAACGGTGGAAGTACAATTACGGGCTACACTTGGGCCTCATCGGACGGTAAAGGTGGCACGGTTAGTGGAACAACCTTATCTGTTGAAGTAACACAAGAAGCAAATACTTCACAAACCTATACTGTTTATGCTACTAATGCAATTGGAAATTCTGCAATATCAGATCCATCTACTAGCGTAACAACACCACCATTTTTCCCACCATTTTTTCCAGGATTTGGTCCATTCTTCCCACCATTCTTTCCATTTTTCCCATTCTTCCCACCATTCTTCCCCAACTTTGTGTACTCATCTAAGAGATTCAAGCACAGCATACAAAGACTTATTAATATTAAATTAAAATAAATAAAAAACCCTCCAAGCCAAAAGCAAGGAGGGTATTTTTATATTAAAGGTTATTACTTACATGGATATTTAGAGTACCATTCTTGATACCGTTTCCCATTAAGGGATGACCATGCTGACCAATCTTCTCCACCCTTAGTCATGTGGAGAGCAATCTGTGCGTTAACAACTGGGTTTAACAACTCAGCGTTTGAATCTAGTTCAAACTTTTCTCTACGATCTGACCCAAGTTCTCCAAGCATATTTATTTGAAATACACCATAAGAACTATCTCCTGTTTTTACATTACCGTTAAAAGCAAGGGGACGACCATTAGATTCTGCCTTTGCAATAGCACAAGCAGACCTCAAAGCCTTCTCCTTAAATCCAACAGCTTTCAACATATCAACTAGTTGCTCATCAGTTAATTTATGAGCATTTTCATATTTTTCAAGCTTTTTTTCTTTAGAAACCAAAAAAGCCACCTGTGGGGTGGCAGAAACCTCTAAAGACTTTTTGCTTAATAAATTGTTTTCGTTAGTAGCTTTTGCAGAACCAGAAAAAACGGCACTACAAAGAACTAAAACAAACACCCCTAGCCAAACTTTTGCCTCTCTCATTGTAAAATACCTCCTAGAGAACAAATGCTACCAATCGGTAGCATACATTAATTA